TGGTGGCAACATGGCAGAAGACCTAAACAAAAACTGCTAACCCAATTCCATAAAACTGGAAAAATTTCTCTGGCAAATTTTTACCCCAAAAGGTTTTCACTTTTTGGGGTATAATTTTTTGATGTTTTCTTGTCTTTCTTTTTCTTTATCTTTTTTCTGGTCAAACCAATGCACTGGCCACCTATTCATTTTAAGTGCATACATGAATAATTTTTTCTTAGGCAGAAAGAATTTCATCACACTCCAGTCTTCTTAAGTTTCTTGCTTATAAAGTCAGATGATTGAGAGTATAAACTTTCTCTCTTAAATTCTTCTAAAAATTTTCTGAAGTATCTTTTTTTAAGAATATAAATTTCTCTTTTCTTTTCATTCTCTGCTACTTCATGATCATAGTTTAATACAATCTTAGATACAGTATTACCTGCAACATTTACATATTGAGATCCATTCCAATATGTAAATTGTGAATCATAAAAAGTTTTATCTACTATCAGTCCACCTTTTAATGCTAAGACAGGAAATCCTTGTGTCATTTGACCTGACTTAGTTTCTATTGTTTCGTAATGATGTATGCCACTGTAAGTATCATCACCATACTTATCTTCTGCAACCTTTCTTATTGTATAGTTGTCTAATGGAAATGAGAATTGTGGATTGATATAGTTATTAGTTAATATTACGATCCAATCGTACTCAGGTTTACCATAATATCTGTCTGCAATTGTTTCAATCTTAATACCATCTGGTACGCTATATTTTTTATAGAATGTTGCATAACCAAACACATCATCATTTACTTTATACCTTTTAAAAAAATTATTTACAATAACACGATCCGCTTCTGAAAAGGGATATGATGTTGGTTTGGTATCATATGATATGTTTGGGGTGATTGAAAAGTACATTAGTATCCAAGACTTACTTCGTCTGCGTATATGAGTTTTGTTTCCATAAAATTAAGTCTCAATTCTACAGCAACAGGAGCACCTGATTGATATGTAGTATATGTTCCGTCAGGTGTATAGTTTACTTCTACAGCACTGATTGCACATGGTTTAAATTGTATTAGATATGGGTGTGGTGAATGACCTTTCATGAAAGTAAATTTACATAGGTCTGGAACTCTAATCCAGTTATCTTCTCCACCTATATCAAATCTACGATCATCTTTATCTTTTACCGATGTTTTATCAGATCCATCAAGAAGACCTAATTGACCACCTCTACCACCCCATCTAGGTAAAGATGCTGCTCTAAACAATTCAACAATTTTTTTTATTGTATTAGATTCCTTTTTATTTTTTGCAACTAATTTAAATATCATTCCAATCTCTCTCATTTCAGGAGAGTCGTATAATAGTTCTGCGTTTGGGTTTATTACAATACCTCTAGTAGATCCACTAACATCATTGAATGTTATATTACCACCAACACCTGGTATAGAGTTTAATACTGCTGTGTTCAATGCAGTTTGTAATGCCTTAGCATTACCTGCTATATTACCAACTACTTCTTTTGCATATGAAAATTGACCTGCTGCTAGTGCTGCTGTTGCTGCTCTACCTGTTGCAGTGAATTGTTTTCCTTGCCACTGTGCTTGTATCTCATTAGATAAATCTTGTGGTATGGGCAACATAACATCTGTTCTTCCTGCTACATCCAAAGCTTCTGAGTTTCTATACATTTCATAGGTAGCAGAGGTAGTAGAATTTTTGCGAAGATAATTTCTAATCTGATTCCCCTTACCTTTTTTTTCAAGTTCAGCAATTTTACCGTCTTCTCTAAGTTCATTCACATCCCTACTAAAAGGAGGTAAATATTTTCCAAATTGAAAGAAAACATAGTCTGTTTTAGTATCAATAGCATCACTTGGCCATCTTAGTGTGCCTTTTTCTTCACCTTCTTCAGGTGCATCACCAGGAAATGCGTTACCAATCGTAGATACCTTAAGTCCTGTACCAAATATTTGCTCGTCTCTTGCAGCTTCACTATTAAGAAATTCATTTAATTGTTTCTTGAGATTTGCTGTTATCATAACCTCACCATAATCACCAAGTTTTACATAAGTAGCTTGTGATGATAGAGGTGCGTCGTTTATAATTTGAATCTCTTCATAAGTTAGGCTAGGAAAACTTTCAACGAGGGGTGGATTCGTAACCTCGTTTATATCTACTGTATGACCTATATTTTTATTGTAATAACCACTCATAAGTTAACCATTGTGCGATCTTTTTGCTTTCCATAACCACGAATAATTCTTCTTTGTTTGATCTTATCATAGAAGTTTTCGTTTGTTTCATCCCATACAACTTCCATTGGATAGGATTGTTTTCCAGATTTACCTCTATTTTGCCTTACAAAAGTTTCAATAGGTAATAATATTGCTGTAGACCATTCGGATGCAGCTAAGTCAAGATAATATCCTTCAACATATTTAGTTAAGTATTTATGAAAACAACTGCGAGGTGCATCTATTTTTCCATCTAATAGTCTCTTTACTACCCATGCTCTCTTCTTTGGTGACATGTAATGTAAGTTTAGTCCCCAGAACTCTTGTCTCGTTGCTTTTATTACATAAACAAGCGGAAATTCATCATAGTACGCCAGTTTTGAAGCCATCTTTGCTTTATATTCAAAGATGTACATGTGTCCAGAGACTGCATAATTTCTAATTTGATTGTCATCTTCAAATTCTTCTTCACCTATTCTATCTCGTAATTCACTCTTTATAACTGCTTCTGGTTTAGCACTAAGTCCTAGTGCATAATTTCTAATTTTATTTCTATACCATAGGAAAGATTGATTCTCTCCACCTGCTTCTTGTTTTAATTTTTCAAATATCGTTTCATAACCTGCGTCCTCATCAAATGATGGGACTTGTATGTCTTTAAATCCTTGTGCCATTTTTTCATACCGCTAAATGATCTTCTGTGAGTATTAAAAATTTCATCTGCCTATCTTCACAGAAGTCCTCAGCAGCGTTCCATTTAGCACGGTTCTTTGCAAAGGTTAGAGCTTCTCGTTTGTAGGCAACAGTTCTCTTATCTTTACCATAAGGGGGTTTGGTTTGTTTCTTAGGTTTAATTTCAACTATGTACTTAGATGTTTTTCCGCTTTTTTCAAGTACCTTGATGTAAAAGTCTGGATAATATCTGTGTACTCTATTATCTATAGGAGAACGGTATGGTATTATGATTTCCTCACTTCCCCACTCTAAAATAGAGGGTGTGTGGTCACAATACTTCATATATTTTTTCTCCCATAGAGATCTGTAAACTATGCGAGATGGATTCCCACGATACTTTTTTGGGTATAAGGGTTTATAAAGTCCAGAATAAGCCATATATAATATAGAATCCAACAATTATATTTAGTGGCAGTAACAACAATAGATCAATTTATGAGTAAAATTGGTAGGCAGAAGGGCATGTCTCTGACTACTGGTTTTGATGTGGCATTTCAATTTGGATCTAAATCTAAATTTCCTTCTAAAATTTATAAAGATGATCATGAGGATTTAATTCAAATGTTGTGCGATGAAGCACAGTTGCCAAATGTACAGACTGCTACAGGGCAAATGAGTGGAAGATATCTTGGTGAGTCTGCTGTGCAGTATGCACATTCAAGAATGTTTACTGATGTTGGTCTAGGATTTCTTTGTGATGCAGATTTAATGCCAATAAAATTCTTTAATCATTGGTATAGTTGGATGTTTGGTGATGAACAGAAAGTTACTATTGATGATTATTCCACAGTTAGAACAGAATCAGCTTTACCAACCAATAGAAGTAATAGATTAAAGTATCCTGATGAGTATACATGCAGTGTTTATATTATGAAAACGGAACCTAATCAATATGCTGCTAATGGTAGAGTTCCAATTACATACATTTTGGAAAATGCTTACCCATATGCTTTAGATGCTGTTCCTCTTTCTTATGGTTCATCACAAATTACCAGACTCAATGTAAACTTCCACTACACTAGACATACAGTTGTTTATGGTGATATAAAATCAATTAAGTCTAGTCCTGGTGTTTTAACTGATGATATTACTCTTGGAGGAACAGTACCTTTCCAATCAGCTAATACTGCATAGCAAAATTGACTTTTTAATTCTCTAAAAGCGGGAAAATTTTTCTCGCTATTTTTTTGTTCAAAAAGTCGCTATATATAAATATACGACTTGAAGTTATTTTTATGGCATTACCAAAGTTAGGGTATCCTACGTATGAACTTGAATTGCCCTCTACAGGCAAAACTGTTAAATATCGCCCATTTCTCGTAAAAGAGGAAAAGGTGCTTTTGATGGCACTTGAATCAAAAG